ATGAAGATATCATCAGGCGCAATTAATTTTTCTACTATTCCTAACCAGGTTAAAAAATTAATTACCTCTATTCGTGAGCATACGAAAAACGGGCTCGCCTCAAAAATAACCAGTGTTAAAAACACGCATACATCTTTAAATGAAAAATTTAAAACAGGAAAGGACTCACCGATTGAGTTCGCGTTACCACAAAAAATAAAAGACTTCTTTCAGCCGAAAGATAAAAACACCTTAAACAAAACATTGATTACTGTTAAAAATATTAAAGATACAAATAATGCAGGCAAGAAAAATATTTCAGCAGAAGATGTCTCAAAAATGAATGCAGCATTCATGCGTAAGCATATTGCAAATCAAACATGTGATTATAATTACAGAATGACAGGTGCGGCCCCGCTCCCCGGTGGAGTCTCTGTATCAGCCAATAACAGGCCCACGGTTTCTGAAGGTAGAACACCACCAGTATCCCCCTCCCTCTCACTTCAGGCTACGTCTTCCCCGTCATCACCTGCCGACTGGGCTAAGAAACTCACGGATGCAGTTTTACGACAGAAAGCCGGAGAAACCCTTACGGCCGCAGATCGCGATTTTTCAAACGCAGATTTCCGTAATATTACATTCAGCAAAATATTGCCCCCCAGCTTCATGGAGCGAGACGGCGATATTATTAAGGGGTTCAACTTTTCAAATTCAAAATTTACTTATTCTGATATATCTCATTTACATTTTGACGAATGCCGATTCACTTATTCGACACTGAGTGATGTAGTCTGCAGTAATACGAAATTTAGTAATTCAGACATGAATGAAGTGTTTTTACAGTATTCAATTACTACACAACAACAGCCCTCTTTTATTGATACAACATTAAAAAATACGCTTATACGTCACAAAGCCAACCTCTCTGGCGTTATTTTAAATGAACCGGATAATTCATCACCTCCGTCAGTGTCAGGGGGCGGAAATTTTATTCGTCTAGGTGATATCTGGCTGCAAATGCCACTCCTTTGGACTGAGAACGCTGTGGATGGATTTTTAAATCATGAGCACAATAATGGTAAAAGTATTCTGATGACCATTGACAGCCTGCCCGATAAATACAGTCAGGAAAAAGTCCAGGCAATGGAAGACCTGGTTAAGTCATTGCGGGGTGGCCGCTTAACAGAGGCATGTATCCGGCCAGTTGAAAGTTCGCTGGTAAGCGTACTGGCCCACCCCCCCTATACGCAAAGTGCGCTTATCAGCGAGTGGCTCGGGCCTGTTCAGGAACGTTTTTTTGCCCACCAGTGCCAGACCTATAATGACGTTCCCCTGCCGGCTCCTGACACATATTATCAGCAGCGCATACTGCCTGTGTTGCTGGATTCGTTTGACAGGAACAGCGCCGCCATGACCACTCACAGCGGACTCTTTAATCAGGTGATTTTACACTGTATGACAGGCGTGGACTGCACTGATGGCACCCGCCAGAAAGCTGCAGCGCTTTATGAACAGTATCTTGCTCACCCGGCGGTGTCTCCCCACATCCATAATGGGCTCTTCGGCAATTATGATGGCAGCCCGGACTGGACAACCCGCGCTGCAGATAATTTCCTGCTGCTTTCCTCCCAGGATTCAGACACGGCGATGATGCTCTCCACTGACACGCTGTTAACAATGCTAAACCCCACTCCTGACACTGCATGGGACAACTTTTACCTGCTGCGAGCCGGAGAGAACGTTTCCACCGCGCAAATCTCTCCGGTAGAGTTATTCCGTCATGACTTTCCGGTGTTTCTCGCCGCATTTAATCAGCAGGCCACGCAGCGACGCTTTGGGGAGCTGATTGATATCATCCTCAGCACTGAAGAGCACGGGGAGCTGAACCAGCAGTTTATTGCCGCCACGAACCAGAAACATTCCACCGTGAAGTTGATTGATGATGCCTCAGTGTCGCGTCTGGCCACCATTTTTGACCCCTTGCTTCCTGAAGGCAAACTCAGCCCGCCACACTACCAGCACATCCTCAGTGCTTATCACCTGACGGACGCCACCCCACAGAAGCAGGCGGAAACCCTGTTCTGTCTCAGTACCGCATTCGCACGCTATTCCTCCAGCGCCATTTTCGGCACTGAGCATGACTCTCCGCCGGCCCTGAGAGGCTATGCGGAGGCGCTGATGCAGAAAGCCTGGGAGCTGTCTCCGGCGATATTCCCATCCAGCGAACAGTTTACCGAGTGGTCCGACCGTTTTCACGGCCTCCATGGCGCCTTTACCTGTACCAGCGTTGTGGCGGATAGTATGCAACGTCATGCCAGAAAATATTTCCCGAGTGTTCTGTCATCCATCCTGCCACTGGCCTGGGCCTAGTCCAGCCTCAACCCGCATGGAATTAAGGGACACAGCGTTGTGTCCCTCTGTAAATAGACCCGTTTTAGTCCATGCATTTTTGAGATCCCGGCCAGATTGACCCTGGCCTAAATTCCATACAGTACTAAATCAGAATCAGTAATTTCAGATGGGCCGGAATATGGTTTACCATAGAGGGAGCGTAGCTTAGTGTCGCTGATGGTCATTTTAGTATTTTGTACTCAATGATTTTAATGTTTATGTACTCACCATCGCATGTACGAACATTAGCAACAATATCAATTGGTGTACAAATACAATCAATCAACGACAAAATAAAAGAATAAAATATTTCATATACAGATAACATCAGGCGTGTACATCAAGTGACAGTTAAAAACGACAGCATACAGAGCACATTCCTCTTCCACGATTACGAAAACAAAATCACAACCCACTGAATTAAATAGAATTAAACAAAAGTAACATATAAAAATGTACTTAATTATGTACTCACACCCCTAAATTTGCCATTTGACTGATAGCCTAAATTTGAATAATACTGTACAAAAAACCAGTACGGGAGCACCACATGAAAAACACTGAATCTAACGTAAGCAGCTTACCCGAACTCACCAGTTTTGAAGTAGGCTATTCCCTTCGAACTAATGAAGTTTACCTGTCCGCTTCATTCACAGATAACATGGCCTGTATACCAAACTGGCCAATTAAAGAGTTTCCTGACCAGTTTATGTGTATCTCTCGTACTCGGGCGGTTGCACTCATAGAAGAGCTTCAAAAGGCTATCGACTACATGAACGCGGGGATAGAACGTCGCTCAGAAAATTTAATCCAGTAAATAGGAAGGTTTACGCTATTCCATTACATCTTTTGCAACAGCATAGATTCTGGACAGATACGCATCATCACTCTGATCCGAGTGCGCTTGCAGCATCAGGTTTATGCTGTTTTTGGTAACTGGCTGATTAGTTTCTTTTAGCATGACTACTGCGCGTCCAATAACCCTGCATATATCGTCAAAAACAGCTTGTTTTTCCTCATCCATAACTGTTTCTCGCTCTGTTATCGCTGAACCAACATCATTGTAATATAGGCCATAGTGCACCATTTATGTCTATATATTTCTATGGTTATAAACATATTGATATGTATTTTATTTAACCTTTTTACAATCAAATACATCAATACTACCCGCAAATTCGAGTGCCGAAGTGTGTGTTACCACCGCCCCGTTAAATTGGCTTACAGGCAAAGTATTAAATATTTGAATTTCGTAAGCATGACCATCATAACTAGCCGATACGGTTATGGAGCCATCAGCCGCCCGTCCATATCGCTCACCTGAGTCAGAATCAACAACTTCTAATTTTGGTGAGATAATCTGCTTATCGTCAGGAAAAAGGAAACCAACGGAATCAACGTTGTCCTTTACACGTACTCTCATGCGACTAGTATCAACTGGCCCACCAGATTGATTTAACGTCATTCGACAATAAAAAAGGTCTCCTTTTTTTACTGATGTTTGTTTATTTTTATTGGCTATTTTTTGCCGTTTCTTCTCTATTTTTTCGTTCTCAGAATAATACATACTAACAGTGCAATACCTATCCGAAGATTCAAAGCATTTATCAACCAATCGGTGGAGAAATTCACTTGTCTCCCCACCATTATCAACTAGTTTAGTTCGTAACACAGTAACGCTTAGAGGAGGCTGATGTACCAATGACTGAGGAACTAAAAAACTTGGCACGTACTGCGGACCATACTCCAATAGGTAATCCCGCTTTTGCTCGATTGTTTTTGCTTTACCTTTATCCCAAGCACTACAACCGATCATAAAAAATGACAACAAAACTACTATACCAATTTTATTCATTTTTCATCCCTAAACATATGTACCGATAAGCGCAGTGTACACCATCATCACTGCGCCTCAAATCAACCTATAAGGTACGCGGTTGTTCAGGTTTCTTAGGCCAGTCGATTTTTGTCGCGGTCGATGTATCCACCCGGTTTACCAGCACCCTGTATTTTTTCCATTCGTCGAGCTGCGCTTTCTCATCATCTGTTGCAACGTTCTTTCCCATACATCCCCCTGCCAAACCACCTGACCGCCAGATGCATCACTATCCGTTTCCACTTCGGCACGCCAAGTACGGTCATTCTGTCCAGGAGTATCAAATCGGCTTCTTTTTTCGTGCGCAGCGCGTTGTCGTAAATCCAGTTGTGAATTATTGCGGTTTTGGAATATTTGCCATCTGGCGGCATGAACGTCCAGAATATGCGTGGTATCGTGGCAAAGTCGGTAATGAATCCAGCTGGTACACTGATTATATCGCTGATGTCGTCACTGAGGTAAAATTCAAAAGGCTCGTATACGCGCCATAAGAAATGGTCCAGCATTTCAAGAATTGCGGGAGTTGTGAAACGGCCCATGGTAATTATTGTTCTACCTGTGCGATAATGAGTTCTTTTTGAGGGGATGTTATGCGCACAAAGTTACACTCTCTGCAAGCACTGCGTGGTATTGCTGCGTTACTGGTTGTGTTGTTCCATTATAGAGGCTTTCTGAATGATGGAGCTAAAGGAAACCCTACAATATGGGATAAAGTATTTAGCCCTGGAATTATCGGTGTTGATATTTTCTTCATTATTAGCGGTTTTATAATGGTTTATACTACCTGGAGTTATATGCGAGGGAAAGCATCTCTGGTTCGGTTCTTGCTTAACAGGGTAATACGTATCATTCCGTTATACTATCTTTGTCTTGTCATAGCCTTTCTTCTTGAAGGCGCTATGAGCACTTTTCATTATCCAGACAAAGTGCAAAACATTTTAAGTGCGTTGACATTCACATTATACAAAACCTCTACACCGCCACTCTACATTGACGATGGTGGTACGTATAATATTCGATGGACACTCAACTACGAAATTTATTTCTACCTTGTATTCGCTTTATGTCTGCTGGTTAAACACCGAGTTCTGGCGCTCGTCACTTGGGGCGTTCTGGTAACCAGCATCATACCTGTGATAGCAGGATACCAACCAACAATAAATGTACAAGGTTATCCTTTTTCATCTCCATACTTCGGTTTTCTGACAAACCCTCTTCTACTGGAGTTTATTATTGGAGTTATAGTTGGCTGGCTGTACATCAAAATAAAACAAAACTTTCCTTCAAGAAAAATAGAATTATTATCAGGTATTAGTGCTATCGTACTACTAATATATATTATTTGGGGAATATATACTGGAAACATCCATGCGTTGGACAGGAAAAGTTCCCTTGTTTTGGGGTTCTTTGTTCTTGCCCTCACGCTTGGGGAATCTTTATTGCTGGCATTTATCCCCCGTTTTTTGACTTATGTGGGAAACATCTCATTTTCGTTATATCTGCTCCATAGCGCAGTTGGTCTTGCTGTGGTAAAAAGAGTTGGAGCTGTCGGATATTCGGATTTTAAGATGATCCCATCCGTGTTGCTGGCTATCGGGATATCTATCCTGGCAGCTCACTTTACACATAAATACATAGAGATTAATCTGACTCAGAGGATAAAAAATAAGTTAAAACAGAAAAATCTATTAAAGAATCCTCTTCCATACGGCAGTCTGCAATAAAAATAATTTATATACGCCCGGTAGTCCGGGCGTTGCTTTATTTAATTACCGTTATTATCATTCCAGTATCCTTTTTCATTTGCAGTTGGCGCCCATGGATTTTAAATCCCTGAAGACCATTGCCTGCATCATACCTGCCCAGTTATCTGTCTGTTGCCCCAAACCGTGAATCCACGGATGCGCCGGAACGACGGAACAATCCAGCGCAGCCAGGGAATCCGTAAAAGCCAGACGCGCTTCACGCCACATCCGGCACCTCCGGCCAGTCAGGGGAAGCTGTATCCACACGGTTAACCATTACGCTGTAGAGTTCCCATGCTTCAAGCCGTTTAATCTCTTCATCTGTGGCAATTTTTAGTTTTACTGCCCGCGCCAGTGGTGCGATGGCTGATTCAGCTTCAGAAAGGCGACGAATTTTTTCAGCCTCAGCCTTTTTACGCAGCTCTTCCGGAGAATAACCCCGCTGAACGACTTTACCGTCCTGATATAACCACGTACCATCACCACGGCAATCATCAGGACAGTCAGCAGCGTCTATTTCCGCAACAGACATATTAACCGGCCACAACATTGATACAGCATATGTGTTTCCACGTTGCGGGACTGGCTTATTAACAACACCCCAGACCACCCCCTCAGGGTCGTACATTATTTTTGCAGTATCATCAGAAAATAATGACTGACACTCATACCAGTCCTGCCCGTCTTCTGACTCCAGAAAATATGCACCTATATTTATTTCGGCCTGAGTTTTACCCCTGTTTACAGGCGCGTCAATCAGTCTGAAATTTTTAATATCCTGATATTTTTTCATTATACCGTTCCCCCTTGTACGGTATACCACTGATTCCCGACTCGTTTTTGCAAAGGCGCATAATTAATACCATCAATATTTTCGCCTTGATTATCTTTCCAGACGGAGGTAACTACATACCCGGGAGTGTTAGGCCATGAACCTGCATTGTTCCAGGTAGTCACTGATGTGCCAGCCCCTAACTGAACATCTGTGACGAAATTATTATTAATCCAAAGACTCAGCCAGCTATTCCCCCAGACAGAACCAAAGATGTCGCCGTTATTCTGATAGATGGCCCCGCCTGCACGAAGCGTGTTAGCGGTGATATCGCCATTGACCGTAAAGACAATCGAACCATCAGGATTTCGCTGGCTGTACAGATGCCATCCCTGATCGTCGTCCAGTTCAATAACAGTAGGCCTGTTTGCGTCGCCCCATAAATTAAACGTGGCTGTCATTGTCGAATTATTATTACTCGTCAGTGACAGCCTTTTCCCGTCACCTGCTCGTATGCCACCATTAGTGAGAACATCTACTGACAGGTGTAACCCGGAATTGTCGATATAACCGACCCGGGCATTATTGGCGTAAATACCCAGAATGCCGTCGCCATCCTGTTTAAACCCTGTATCGTTATCACCGAGCACAATCGAATTACCGCCCAGTGCATTGTCAGTACCAATACCCAGCGGGCCGTTAAGCTGCCCCCCTGTAATCGGCAATGCACCCACATCTTCGTAAGTGGGTTTCATCAGACTATTAAACAGTGTATATGTCTGACCGCTGGTTGAGTTTCCCGGCTGTACTGATGAATATTCAGGCGTGCTGTACAGCGTGACATTTGCATTGCCGGTGTAATCATATTGCGCAATTAACCAGTGCGCATGCTGGCCGATATTAATATAAATATCGTAAGTGTCGCCTGATGTATTAACCCATGCGACCTCGTTAGCAGAAGTCGGCGAGCGTCTCCACAGCGTGGCGGTTATTCCAACAGGTGAACCATTACCGGCACGCAGCACTAATTCACTGATTGCCGCCTGCTCAAATAAGCCAACGTTAAACCCAGCCCCTCCATATAATTTAATCACCGCAGTTGATGTAGCCTGCGGCATTACAACCGTGGCGATTTTGTACCATCCAGAAGCATTATTAAATGTGATGTTGGTAGAGGTCACAGCACCGATAGTTCTCGCAAATTGTTTTTTGTCCGGAATATCGCCGCCGTTCTGCGATTTTTGCAGGGCGCCAGTGATGCGGCTGTCGTCACCTGCGGCTACCGTTCCCTGAGTGGTGCCAACGTTGCGGGTCGCGCTGTCGCCGAGTTGTAGGGACTGACGGGCCTGCGCTTTATCGTTGACATCGGCCAGATTCTGGTCTTTCTGCAAATACCGTGATCCCAAATAAATCTCCAGGGGATTAAGCACAGAAAAATAGGTTTTTGTATTATCCAGAACGCATAGGACAGGAGCATCTTTAATAATATCATTGGCCGATAACTCTGCTTTATTCCCCTTGTATAGTGGGAATTTGCCAAGCACACGCCCCCCCATCGTCAGTTGCAGAGTGCTGGCTCCGGTATTGTTTAGCGCCGGAATAACCACAAGTGGAGTGCGCAATGTCCAGTCAACTCCACCATTGACGAAATAAGTTGCTGGTAACTCCAGCGTCAGATTATTCTCTGTACCTCCGGCCACACCAGCGACATAATGCCCACTCTGGAGCTCTTCAATTTGTACAAACTGATTTTCAGATCCTCGCGTCGCAAAATTCGCTATAACGTCATTCAGTGACCATCCCTTCGCTGTTGTACCTTCCTGACCGCGAATAACCGTCAGCATGTCATTATTAACTGCTGTCAGATGGCATACCTCAAAAACTGTTTCTTTTGCGTCTGTCAGTGTAATTTTGGCGTAAGTTTTAAGAGGGTTTGAGCTGTTCGCATAATCGCTGGTAAGCAAATTAGCAAACATCGCTCCCGCACCAGGCATCACCTGAATGGTCGTCTGGCTGGCGGTAATATCAGCCGCCAGTGAGGAGACGACATTATTTCCGAATCCAATAATCATTGCTCAACCACCGTTACCGAATAGGTATAAATAAATGGGAGTTTCACCAGCGACTGGTCAATTGCATCTTTAAGAAAGTGCCCGACACCATCGCCATAGTCAGGAATGGAGACAAAAAAAATGCCCTTATCGGGCATTACACTAATATCAAAAGTGGACTGTACAGGTGGGTCTATTCCGTTAGCTCCATGTATAAAGCGTGCAAGCCGTCGTTTGAACCAGTTGATGCAGAAGTGCGAACCATCGCCTTTATAAAAATTCCATGTCAGTATCCGTTTAAAATAGTCGTCCGGAACATATGACGCTGAGCCGGGAACATAATTTCTCAGTTTTGCATACGCGACATTATTGTACTCAATAGTGTTATACGCTCCACGTGCAATGGCATCCTCGGAGATCTGAAGCAGGGGGCGTGATTCCCCATAAATACCCGCCGCAATCCAGTCCAGCAACTCACCGGTAATCGCCGGGGAGGTCCAGCAAGGTAAATTCAGGTTGTTAAAGTAATCAAGATACCCCTGTGCCAGTTTGTTATAAGCATCAAAAAAGGCAACTATATCCGGATCGTCATTATATTGCGTATAGGGGTAGGCCGGAATAATGCTTTCAAGAAGAGCTGCCATATTGCTTAACCTGAATTTGTGAAGATGAAGTGGAAAAATAGGCGTAAGTATCACCATAAACCAGGCTGGAGTCGGTTGCAGGTGGGACAATTTTTCCGTTTATTCCAACCTGAATATCAATCATTGATACAAGGTTTGAAGATACAAGCCCCTTAACCTGATTAAGAAAAATATCCCGAATCAGGAAAATGTTTATTGGTTCACCCGTTGCAATTCCGTTAATGTAATCAGCAATGCTTTGCTGCACTGCTTTTTCAATCCCGGTTGGATCGATATAGCTGGTTGAGGCTGTATTCCAGGTGATTAAAAGCGTAACGTTTTGTGATGATGGCACTACAAACGGCACGTGATACGTATCCGGATACACAATGATCGGTATCGTTTTTTTATCCACCGCAGCGCCTGATGGATTCACTACATCATTCGTCAGTACGGAGATATCTGGCACGGCTTTATAGATAGCGTAAGCCACTTCATAAGGATCGCCGCCACCAGCTATCGCTACCCATGCCCCGAGCGATGCCTGTCGGTATGAGATCAGATTCTCCTGTACACCATAAACATTTTTCAGTTCAATCCGGTAACAGTCAGGCGTTCCCTGTACACCGTACATACCCGCCTGGAATACCTGGGCACGGTATGAAGAAAAAGTCTGTTCCTGCGCGCCGGGTAATCCAGCGGTAAGGTTGGTGCAGGTCAGGTTATATGTATTCGGTACTGAGGTTTTTATCTGATTTACAGTCCCCGCAGGTACTGCCCAGGAGCCCCCGGTTGTTGCCAGGCAATAGACAGGCTCCGTTTGTCCACTTTCCGGGAGCATCGTGTCACGCTGAACGGTATAGGTGTAGGTTCCATCCCCGACCATAAAACCTTTCGGTATAGCAAACCCGGGCGGGCCACTGAACACCACATAAACCGATGTATTGGTACCCTGCCCTTTCTGAACGCCGTACATATCACCCAGTTGCGCCAGCAGGTGTACATTTGCCGCATACGGGCTGCATGAGTTAATCAGGTCAACCCGCGCCTGATCACATACCACAAGCGCACCGACGCTCGTACTGACCATATCTTCAATCAGCGATCCTGGCAGATTTGTGGTTATCCCCGGGGACAGCGCTGTTGCAGTATCAATAACCAGTTGCCGGAGTTCATCCGTCGTTTTAGGAACAGGGCCGGCAATATCATAACTAATGGGTAAATCACTCATACATACACCTGAGCCACTATTTTAGAGCCTGAGTTAGTAATCGACGAAATGTTGTAAACAGGGGGATCAACATCCGCCAGCGCAATCTGTAGAGAGGAAAAATATTTGCTGAACTGCTGCTGGAGCCGGTTAACATAAAAAGTCGGCAGTATCTGCTGAATAACTGAGCCGTTAGCCGGTATACCGTGATTAGCAAAAAACGGGGACTCCTGCGGGGACAGCTTCAGATTCTGCACCAGCGTTGTGAGATACACAGAATCGTTAAACCCGTTTTCGTCAGTCGTGACCGTTACCCACTTCCCGTCTTTATCTCGTCCGTATGTCCTCATTCGGTAATACTCCCGTTGAATTGTGACGTTGGCCCTCCGGTATCCTGTCCGTCATTACCATTGCTGTGCCTGTGGCTGTTAACCCACTGAACCAGCTTTTCCCAGCCCTCCAGCATGATTTTCGGGCTGGTGCTGGCCGCACTGTCAGTCAGTGTTCCACTCTGCCCTGTCAGCGACCAGGTACCAGCGGTGAGCGTCAGAACTGTACTGCCCACCGTCACTTCGAATTTTTCAGGTGTGGCAATCGTGATACTTTCCGGTGTGAGCAGAAACGTAGTGTTGCTTTTCGCATCACGAATGGTTACCCCCTCCGGCCCGTACAGCGTCAGTACCTGACCATCGACGTTCTCCCACTCCGTGTTACTGATGGGTAAAAACACCAGCGCACTGAGATTTGCGGGGGGTGTCAGATCAGCCGTTCCCCCTCCGAGGCCGCTGGCGCCGCCCAGGTAGGTATCCGCCGGGATGACTATCCCCTTATCTCCTTTTTGCATCGGGTATCTGATGTACTGAGGGCCGAATAGCGGAATGGTCAACTGAGGTAACGTGTAGGGAATGTCCCGCAGCAAAAAGGTAACAGTGACCATTTTCCCGGACTGACTGACGACCTCTGCGGGTAAAATCTTTCCGGCCATCTGCATAGCGGCGGCTATTTTCTGGTCGGCGAAATTATTCATATTGCCGCCAAAATTGAGTTTTTTATTTATACTCATGTTGCAGCAATCCCCCCTGTTGGATGCGCCTCGATAACAGTTACCCAACTGTTTGCGTCCGGTTGCCTGCTGTTACCCACCAGACGGACCGAAGACACCAGAAAATCCCCCGTAAAAGCCGAGTCATCACGAAACTGTGAGTATGACGATGCCTGGATCATCGGCCTTAATTTCTTCGGCATCCGGATATAATCGCCCACCTGAATATCGCTGCGCATAACGCAGGGAATGGATACCGTACCAAACTGGATCCATGTCGGTTGACCAACAAGATCGGTAAATTCAATTTGCACGGGATTTTTACTTCTGTAAGAGGCGCTTTTTTTTGAATCTTTATCCTGGTGGTTAGCAAAATCGTTATCGAATACGCGGATCTCCCTGCCGTTCACCATCGCTATTTCAACACCAGAATAATTACTGTCCTTAATGATGCTTTTACTCAGCGAGTTAAGTCTGGTCGCAAGCTCCTGGAGACTACCGCAAAACATATTGCTGTCATAATTATTCACCAGGCGATCGCTGATACTGACTGAGAACCGGTAGTCACCCCCCAGCGTCTGAAAGCATTGCGTCAGCGCGACAGAAAGCTTAACCCCTTTGTTCCACGGCACCGTTAAATTTACGGGTGCCAGCGGTAGTGGGTTAACGTCAGACACAGGGCCGGCGGTCACAATAAGATCCAGCCGTAACTCGGTCCCCTGCCAGTTTCCCAGCACCTGCCAGATGGTCCCTTCCAGCACCAGTCCACGCTGTTCCGGTTTCGCCAGCGGCAACCCTTTTGACATTCCCACCCACATTTTTATGGTCATGCCAAACATATCCTGTCTGGCCTGTTGCATTTCCTGCGGACTGATGCCCCAGACAGTGATGCAGCTCTGCCCTTTGGGAGTGGATTCACCAAAACGGAGAAGGTCGAATTCAACCATCAGGCACCCCGGGTTAAATACCCCGTTTTTCATGCTACTGTACTGTCTGTACAGCGTACCGGGGTTGCCCTTAGCATCCGAAGCATTAAAAATCTGAATGTCGTAGAAACGCATCAGTTAAATACCTCAATCTGACCGTCAGAAACACGCCATACCATTCTGGTTTTGCTGAATGCCCCCACCAGTAAATTAATATCGTAATTCTTTGGGGAACCAATAACCGGTATTGTCAGTTGCCGACGGCCTGAGTTATCCGTGATATTGAGGTACCAGCGCTGGGCGGCAATATTCCATTTCGTCTGGCAGTTATAAACTTCACCATCGAGAACGGGAGTAAAGACCATGCTTTTCTGTTCGTTACCGGAGAAGGGATAATACGCCATGCTCATAAATTAAATGCCCCGCTCAGTTTTCCGATTAAGCCAATAACCGCACCCGATACACTACTGCCGAGTGAGGTATTACCAATCGCCGAGATGGTACTGGTCCAGGCGCTTTCTGTTGCCTTGTCCCCGTTATCAATCTTGCCCAGATAACTGTTTATCGCCTGTTCAGCCCCGGTTTCAGAAAGCAGTGGTTGCTCAAAATCCCATAACCATTGCCGCTGCGGTAAGGCATCATTCGATCCGGTAACATCACGCACCGTTCTCAGTATGCAGTTGCTGTAAATAATACCTGGCGTTGCCACAATAAACGTTCCGCCAAGACTGGCGTGTGCCTGCAATACGGCCTGCAACGAACTCAGCGTGACCAGCTTTGTCATGGCGCCAGTGTTTTCATTTACCGGCGCATCCATCAGCATTGGAATGCGCAGCGGCTGCGAGAGAAGCGCATTGGCTGCCACCGCCTGATTTGCAAACGGATAACGACCAATGTCGTAATCAACCATTGTCCCACCGGGCGCCGCTCGCCAGTGGCAGAAATACTTATCCAGATCCGTCAGTTCAATAGCGCCCCCCATCAGACCTGAAACGTAGCTGGCGCTCTGGGTCAGGGCGACTATCGGCAACATGCCGCCGGGTATACTCTGCGCCACACCATCGCAGAGAATAACCGGGGAGATTTCAAAACCGAGCTTGTAGAGCTCGCGGGTAAATGACATTAACCGAACCCTCCAAGTTGCGTACTGGATACAACTGCATTACCGCCGGTATTGTTATAAACAACAAGTCCCTGAGCATGACCACGCTTCTGGTTATCCAGAATTTGTTGCAGTATCTGGTCAGTTTTCCCCGAACCCTGTTGTACTGGTTGTACGACAGGGTTATTTGTGCTGGTACCTGGCAATTCAGAACCATACTGGGCAAGATATTGTCTCCGCACGCTGTCGGATGGATTTATATCCTGCAAAGATTTTTTCTGCGATTCCTGAAAATGACCTCCGGCATTATTGATAATCTGTATAACCTTCCCTTCACTTAACCGGGAGCCGGCACCTTCTTTTACTGACATGGCAGTAATTAATTTCGCGAGCGTCCGGGTATCATTTAAATTCAGCTTTTCGAATTCGCTGCGGCCAGTCGCATTCACAACATGCCCGATATATGCTTTCGTATTGTTCTCGTTAGATGGAGCCCATTTACTGATAATATCGTGGATATTGTTGATGCCCTTTGTGCCGTATATTTGCAGTTGTTTTGCAGCAGCGAGAACGCCTTCATCCAGGCTGGGGAACACAGCAAATTTCCCGCTTCTGGTATTGGCGGTTTCATAACCTGCGGCATAACGTAAATTCGCAGGATTATTGAACCTGTCAGCAATGGTTCGCCCCTTAGCATGAACATCAGCCTGTTTCCCGTCGACCGGCTTAACATCTCCTGATGCAAAGAATTTTTTTACCCCTTTCAGCCACGACCACACTCGCGGATCATCATCCCCACCCGGGGTGTAAGTCTCACTGGTAACGGGATCGGTGCGCTTCTCGTCGCTGAGTATCGATGACCGGGATTTAATGTCATCCGTCGTGATGTCGGATTTACCACTTATCCAGTCAATGACTTTGCCGATAACCCGACCAAGCCGCTCCACACCGGATATGAAAGCTTCAACATCTTTCTGGAATTCGGGGGAAGCCAGATAATTACCAAACCGGCGTATACCATCTGAAAGGCCATCAATCCATTTCCCCAGTTCCGGCGATTTGAGGACCGTTTCAATCGCGCCGGAAAAGGCATCCGAAAGTTTTCCCAGCTCCGGCGCCAGCGGTGCCAGTCCCCGGATAAACGTATTCCCGATACTGACCTTACTGCGGTCGAGCTGAATGTTGAAATCCTGCCACTGGCGAAGCTGCTGGTCCGTCAACTGAAGGCGGCGAGTGTCCTGCTGCGCCTGTTTCGCCATCGCATCGATTTCTTCATCGCTCATTTTTTTGAAGCGGTTCAGATCGTCAAGGGTGAAATAGTTCGTCAGCCCGTAGGCTTCAGCCCCCTGCTGCGTACTGCCGTTACGCACAAAAATATCACGCGCCGCTTTTATCATTTCAGGTAAAAGCTCAGCAGGATCCCTGTCCGGGTTATCGACTCCCATTGCCCGGAACTGCCAGCGTTTACTCAAATCAAGCTGCGCATCACGTATGGCGCCCAGAGTTCCGACAGGATTACCCAGCGCTTTCTGAAAATCGACAGCAGTCGAATTAAGTCCACCTGCCGTCGTCCCCAGCCCCATCGCAGTAAACCGTTGTGCGGAGGCATTGCCGGCCAGGTGGTTAAGCCCCCACAGACCGCCCGCACCAGCCAGCCCGGAAAAAAGCCCCAGAACGGTTCCCCATGAAAGCAGGCTGGTTGTGGCATCTTTAATATGACCTGCCAGCGATTTCGCATCCTTGCTGGCTTTATTCAGGAAATTGCGCGCACCGCCGGACTTCTTGTTAAACTCCGTCTGGGTTTTTGTGGCCTTCTCCAGATTACCGTTGAGTCGATCGAGGCCGTCATTAACAGATGCTAACGCCGCAACGCCATCAGCGAACGCTTTTGTAATCCCCTCCGTACCATCCCGGACACGTTCTGTCTCCTTTGCGGCCTCGCCGAGTCCGTGAACCGCCCCCCGCCATTGTTCAGGTAATTCGCCGAGTGCTTTCTGGTATTCATTGAATTTTTCCAGGAACGACTGAAATTTCTCGTCCTGAACATCAATTTCGACAATGGATTTAGCCGCCATTGAAATACCCCTTGCGTCTTATTTCCTCCAGAATGAACCGCTGCCGGAAATGGAGCGGGCTTTTATATTCACCGCAGCCCAGTTCACGACAGAGGTGACTGAAGCCTTCGCATGAGGCCCATGTCAGGAGGGTATGTGTGAGGGTTCCGGCAGGGCTTCCGGGGTCGGGGTATCGGTAGCCGTTTTCGACGTCGGTAAAGAATCGCGATACGCCATAGCGCTCAATGACACAAGTTGCCCACTGTACATATCGAGCGCTTTCCCCACCGTCGGTGCGATCAGGTTCGCTTTCTGAATGGCAGAGCTCACCATAAAAAAAACGACCTCGCCCTCAACTTCCCGGTACTCATCATCGGTGATAATTTCCTGCCTGAATGCAGCCTCCAGCGAAGACGTTTTCCAGGTTCCGTTATCGTTCCAGATGACCGTTGTCAAACGCTGTATCTCATCGACAATATTCGGCGTTCCTGGCTGAAGATCTCCTGCCTCCTGCCGCGCTTTGATGATTTTTCGCAGCATCATCGCCGCCACGCGGGGCGCACCTACCGAACCCACCAGGGAGAAAAAATTATTGAACAGATTCCCCAGCAGTACGCAATTTTCCTCAACGACTTCATACGGAAACGGCACAATGTGCAGATACACCAGTGATCCGTCATCGCGGGTGATGGTGCTGACAAAATTCAGTTTTCGGTCAATTTTCACGGCCATTAGCCCCACATTTTATCGTTGGTGATCAGATAACCGGAAATCGTCACGACATATCCGGCATCCATACCGTTGATGGTCAGTTCATTAAAATTCACCAGATATGCATTCAGGACCGTGTAGTTTCCGAAGGTGCTGGCATCCGGCGTGATAACGACCTCTCCCAGCGACGTATCAGAAGCGAAACGGTTCTGATAGCTCGCCGCCAGCCCCTGCGTTCGCAGTAAATGCATCGTGATCGTTACCTGCTGATAAGGTACCTGGCTCCCCACGGTTCCGGTCAGTGTGGGGATAATGTCCGTTGCAGCCGAATCCGGCCGCATACTGATCGCATCCTTACCCAGAAATGACGCGGTGACATTCAGCGCCGGAATATCCGTGACAGTCACCGCACCCCTGACACGGTTAAGAAAGCCCTGTGGTACTAATGGATTTGGCATTTATTACGCCCCCACAAAATTGGTCACGTTGAGATTAAAAGTGATGGACTCAAAACCACGACGCGGGGTGACAACCGCACTCAGGCCGTTATATTTTCCATCGGCGTAATCGGACTGATTCAGGCTGGTATAGTCAGCGAACGGTACTGCGTTGATGACCGCGTTCCCGGCATAAGAGCCTTTTTCATATTCCGCGTTGAACGATTCCTGCGTGAGTTGCGTATCAATCACCTGACCGAGGATTAGCCCGTAACTGATACCGGAACGGAGAGTTTTCAAAGCGCGTCGTTGCAGGCGACCAATTCCCTGCTGATCGTAATAAAGCGGGTTAACAGTAGTGTTAGAACCGTTAATCACTTCATTCGCCAGATCCAGCTCAAGGTTGATTGCACACCATGCCACCGAGTACCAGTAGTTAAACGGCATACCGTCAAGCATGTGACCGGCCACCAGCATTTTATTGCTCAGGCCACCTTCTGCCGCCGTGCCGATATAGTTGATATGGTTATCCTGCAGGGTTTTCAGCAACGTACCATTACCTGCCGGCGGATACTCCGTTACGCCATACATAAAGCGGTACGCCATCGGCGGGACCATGTTTGATGATCCCGGATCGTTTGCCAGTGAGGACTGGAACGGTGCCGCCATCGAGAACTCAGTTGCGCCAATTGACGGCGCCTCAACCCCGGCAAAGACATTCGGATATTTGCCGGATACCCATTCCTGGTACGTCGCAATCGTGGTAGTGACGAAAAATTTCACCAGCGCGCCGGGCGAAGTGTAATTGTTCGCCAGCGTTTTAAAGGTCGGTTCGGCGTCCCATTCCCTCGGCACAAGGTAAGAGAAAAATTTCTGGTATGTGTTTCCCAGAGAAGTATCTTCATCAATGAACGTACCAAGGGCCGCAACCGCAGATTTTACATTCATCTCACCCAGCTCAAGGACATAAACCGCCCGGCTGGTCCCCTGTGCCCAGTACGTGGTGTTCATCTGCTGGAGTTCTCCGGCGGCAACAGACGTTACGGTACCTGTAACCGTTGCTGTACCGGGATCACTGTTCAGGGGATAAGTAAACGTTTTTTCGCCTGTCACAGACGCTGTATATGCCCCGTTATAAGCAGCAGGCGCAGCACCAGAAATCACAACAGGGATCGTTTCATCAATGGACCAGCCATGATTTTCTGAAAGAGTCACCGTGACGGTATTCCCGGCCCACGCAAGCGAAGAAATAGCTTTTGCTGGCGCAACGATATTTTTTAGATCGTCTTTGGACGTCAGCAACTGATAACTCCCCGCCGCCAGCGTGGTTCCCCCCGTTGATACCAGAGCGCCTGACTTTAACAACTGGGAGGGTTTCGGCGGACTGGTCACCGACACATTGATATTTACTATTGCCATTTGGATTATTTCTCCACATAAATGGACGGAATTGCAGACGTGATCAGCCTGCGGGCGACGTTCCTCATCCGCTGCTGGTAGTAATTAACTTTGAATTTGACCTTTTTCCGCATGGCGATAATGTTGAGCTCGTTCTGCGTGACGCGCTCATCCTGTATCACAGGAATATTCATTACGCCCATTTCTGCATCATCGCGCAGGGTGTACTGCTGAACATATCGCAGAAAGTCCTCAACCACGGCATTCCTGAGGCCTGTAATCGAAATCGTCACATCCTCGGAAACCAGCTGGTACTGGTTGTCGCGTTCATCGATATAAAACGCCCCGGCGATCGGAGAGACATTGCTGCACCGTATTGTCGCGAAGGGAGGCGACAGGTTCTGCGTGGAAAGCATCGCCGGAAACATTGGCATAAACTGACTCAGCCCAAGCCATACAGGCAACGAACTGGAAACCACAACGTCACTCAGGTCGATATCATCCGCAGAGTTGATAATCTGCGACCGCATATGCGGATAGATCGCCTCCCCTGTGTAGTGATAAAGATTGGCCGGTTCGTTCAGCCCGGTTCGACGGGAGAAAGAAAACTGAATGCCAAAGAACTCGCCGATGTACAGGACGTCCGACCCAATATCGTTGAATGGGTCTATATCGGCCTGCGCAGTAAACGTAACGACGTTGCGGTCGTAGAGTTGTTCATCGTCCTGGATGGTTTCTGTCGTCAGATGAAGGTAGCCTTTGACGTTTACCGTGTCGGGTTCGTTGCCCGGGTTATCAGACAGGACTGAGGCTTTAACCCAGAACACGAATCCATCAAGCGGAAGAACCTTCCGGATATACTTCGTAAACGTAACCACCTGAAAGCGACTGAGGTCGTCAAGCCCCTGCGTCAGAGCCGCGTTAAGCTCTGTTTTTGCATTCTGCTGTAGTTCACTCAGGGAAGGCATTTAATACCCCGCTTACCCAGGCGCGCATTGCCGCCTGATAGTTTCCTGTATCGATAAAGGATGCCCGCGGATCGCCCTTCTTATTTTTGAAGCGTTTAGATATACCCAGCAGCGCGCGTCGGGTTGGCACACCTGACATGCCGTTCATCTCTTCGTTATCCAGAAAGGCCACGAACAGGTCGTGAACGCGTGACATGGATTCCGCAAGCGGATCCCTTAACGGCGGCGCGCCAGCCAGCATATTTTCAAGATTTGCGGCGAGGTCTTTACTCATCAGGTCGGCGATGTCGTTTCCGTACCTGTCAAAAAAGGTCTGCATAATCTGGTATTTTTCTTCCAGGTACTCAGCAACATCCCCGGTCGTGGTGTTTTCATCCTCGTAGGGAATGTCGATAACGCCAAGATGAAAGGTGATCATGACAGCCCCCACAGGCTACCGAACTGCTGGGCAATCATCAGATAGCGGCGTCCCCAAGGGTCCTGCAACATCTGCAGATCGGCCAGAGACAAATCTTTGAAGAAGTCAGGCACAAGACGCTGCGCGCTGGTTGAGTTATCCCCGGCCCCCGTTATCACGCCAGCCTTGAAATCATTCAGCCCATACTCTTTCCTGAATTCAGCAAATACCGACTCAGTACCGTAGTTGACCAGAAACGATGCGCCAAGATTGTAAACGGCAACCTCATACAGGCTGGGCATAACCAGTTCAATATCCCGGTTCACCCATTCCACGGCCGCGTTATACGCAACAACAAAGGACGGAGAGTCATAAGGAACCTGGCTGACGGTTACGCCCATATCTGTGCGAACGAATATGATGAATGCAGCCAGATTTACGCTCATTTTTTCTTATTCCCGGCTTTCGGAGTAACAATCGTCTCGTTAACGACCTGAGTTTCGTCGCTTTCATCACGGCCTCTGGCCTGCTCAACGCTGAATTCCATATCACCGTCGTAACCCGTACCACTGTTTCGCAGCGTACTGTCGTGAGCAATAATTGATGCCTGCCGGAGGTTGTGAGCGTTACGTGTCAAATGAACATCGTTGTCGCGAATAGTTTTCTCGATTACCGATGCCGAAACAGGCTTGTTAATGCTGTAGCAAAGACCGACAAAATCTTTACTCTGATCAATTTTTGTCGAATCAACCAGACCATAAACACGATGGTGCTGAATAACCGCGTCAACCTCTTCGGTGGAGCCATCAAGAACCATCATTTGTGCGCCGTGCTCAATAGGGATCTGAACAAGTCTCCCTGTCTCCAGCTTGCGATAGGTGAAGATATGACGCTGTTTAGTGGTGTTGGCGATATACAGTTTCATTAGTTACCCTCGTAAAAAAGCCCCCGCAGAGATATCCCTGTGGGGGCTAGTTCATTTCAAATAATGGATCAGGCGCTGTACGCCATAGACAGGATGGTGATGGCTTCCGGACGAACTGCCCAGCCTGCGGTTGAACGCATTTCGGACAGAACATCAATGGCGCCACCAGCGATCGGTGTCGGAATTTCACGCGGTGCAGCCATATCACAGAACATCAGCGCATTCGCGGCAAGAGACGGGGTCAGCTTGGCGAATTCGTTGGTGTTCACGGTGGAATTGACCATCGGCACTTCAACTTCAGGGATGGTAATGACCACCGCGTCTGTTCCGCCCGCGCCTTTTCCGATCAGCGTGTCGTCATAAACCCAGTCCACCTGAACATTTGCCCCTTTCAGAACCTCCTTCACGGTGTTGCCAACGGTATCGGTACCGCCACCAGGACGCTGATATGAGGTCAGCTGGACAATCTGCTGGATCTCCATTGCACCCAGAACGCGCTGAGGACCGAGAATAACGACGCGCAACTGGCGACCTAACTGCATGGTGCGGGTCATTGCCGCCTGGACGTGACCGAGCAGGTAAACGGCCATTTGACCATGATCGTAGGTCAGCACAGTGGTATTTCCGGCGCTGTCTGCTGGCAGTGTTTCGGTTGTTGCGCCAGCAGTATTCAACAATCCTTCACCACCAGCCGGATTCATGCCGTACAACAGTGCAGAACGAAGTTGCTGGAAAATACCCTGTCGCATGCCGAGACGTTGAGCTTCCGGCAGAGCAAAATTCCAGTTACCGGCTGCCGCCATGTCGTGGTGATCGTAGATACCACGGCAGCGGAACAGGTAAGTTGGGGTGGAAATCATCCGGGCATCAAGTGCCACGCTCGGCAACTGGTTGGCGTTACCCGACTGGCTGGAGGTTACCTGGGTGCGAATATCCAGGCGGCGCATGTAGGCGTACTGGTCGCCAACGCCAATTCGGACCTGAGGATTACCGCTGGCGATAGTTTCAAACGCACCTGACGCCTGCTGGTAACCAAGGATCATTTCCGGCGCGATATACGACGGATTGACGATAGTGTAGCTGGGGGTAATTGCAGCCATTTAATTCAGCTCCTGATTAAAGTAAGACCAGCGCGCAGCTGTCGTTGTTATTCCAGGTCAGGAAACCAGTTGAGCTGTCATAGGTGACAGTTTTGGAGTTACCTGTTTCGACGGCGAGCACTTTCACTGGCAGTGTGATGTCGGAAAGCGTTACCGCACCGATGGTGCCCTGCGTGGTCGCTGCACCGCCTGGTGCTGTCGCCGGGGTGTAAGTAAAGGTGGTTGCACTCGGTACAGACAACACAACAACGGTGCCGTTGTACGCCGATGGAGCAACGCCGCTGATTTTTACGTACTGGCCAGCCGTCAGGCCATGCGCTGAAGCAGTGGTTGCTGTAGCCACGCCAGAGGCATAGGACACATCAGTTGTCGCGATATCGGAACCGGCGAAGCCAGCTGCCGCCGCAGTGGTGATCTGGTTGTTCACGAAATCCCAAGCCAGCGGTGTTTTCACTGAAGCACCAGCGGTACCCAGCGCAACAACCTGCGCAGATGCTTTCAGCGGAATGCGCATGCTAGAGCCCAGGCGATAGTAGGAAACGCTCATGCCGGATGCGTACAGCGGAACCGGAGACTGCGGAGTGGTCAGGCCGTTGTGCGCCTGATTGAAGACGGTAAAGCCTTCCAGTTCGGCAACAGACACCGCGCGGCGGATAAACGAACCGCGAGGGCTTGAGCTGGTACCTGGAAGAAGCTCGGCGACGGGCAGCCCACCCCACAGAGGTTTGGTTTCGGTTGGTGCCACTGTGCCAGCAGCCAGATTAAAGCGGTTCGCCGGGTCATCCAGCGCAACGCCCTGAATATAACCGTCGGACTGCACACCGAAAGAACCCAGCGCGTTCGTGGTTGCCATCGGGTTAAGAGATAAGTTAGCCATGCTTGAGAGCTCCCGTTAAGCCTGGTTGTTGAAACTGGTGACCTGACGCTTGCCAGACTGGAACGGAGCCCAGGTGACAGCAGGATCGCCTTCGAAGGTGCTGATCTGGCGACCAGTTGCATCAGCGCGTTTAATTTCACGCAGCATGCCAGGCCCAACAGACAGGATTGCCGATTTCTGCGCGTCGGCGTAGATCGTCTTCTCGGCCACACTCAGCAGGGCTGAGTCAGCGATGGAGGACAGGTCGACGGTTTTGAAGTCAGGCGAATGTTCCTGAAGCTGGATCATCAGGCGGCGGCGATATGCCAGCGGCTTTTCACCGGACAGCGGAACCGGCGCGCGCTTACCGAAGCAGGAGAACACGCTATCGGCCTTCACCTGTGCGTCGGCGACTTCGTTACGCTCTTCATCGCTTAACTCGGTTGGAATGCGCGACTTAAGCTCTGCGATTTCGCGACGGACATCGGCGTCAGCCTTTTCTTTCGCCATACGCTCAGCCTCTTCGGTATCGGCCTTCTCTTTGGCTTCAGCGTCTGCTTTTTCCTTCGCGGCTTTCTCTTCCGCGTCAGCTTTGGCTTTCGCCTCTTCGGCCTCTTTCTCCTCAGCATCAGCCTTTTCTTTCTTGGCTGCTTCTTCGGCATCGGCCTTGGCTTTCAGGTCTGCTGCTTCTGAGTCAGCCTTAGCCATGCGTGCGTCAATCGCCTTATTGATTAGCGCTACGATTTTTTCCTCGTCCATCTTTTCAGCCTCGTTTGGAATGGAATCAGATTTAACACCAGTAGGGGCAAGGAGTTTGTCCCATACGCCCTGTTCACAAATTGCAACGTGGTCGAGCAACTCAGGGGATGGCTCCACCAGTAGAGGCTGACCGTCGATCTCAATGATTGAATCGGGAACCTCAACAAACTTGACTGTTGGTGAGGTGCTTAACTGCCTGGTTGCCATGATTTCGGCAGCCTCGGCGTCATATACGCGTGCAATTGCCCACACCTCACCATTGTCAGCAACCCAACTATTTGTCAGGGTGCCGATAACGCGCTTGGCGAATTCATTGCTATCAAGCGTATTTTTCTCCGGGTGCAGCCATATGAGCGGTAGCCCGGCAACCCGCTGGAGAAACTCTGGGGTGAGATAGTCGTCCGGGTTACGGAAGGCCATCTGTTGATCTGCAGAGCGCCAGGTTACTCCCGTTCCGGTCACCCGGATGGCGAACATCCACATATTGATAAAGAATTGCGGGCTGCTTAAGGTCCCGTCAGCGATGAGTGCGGCCACTTCCGTTTCATTGAGCGCCTGCCGTGCCAGCATCTCAGCGAATGGCTGATGTAGCGGTTTAGGCAGATCGTCAATGTGGAACCATCCGGCGGCCAACGATTCGTCGTTAAGCTTCGCTTCGAATCTCTCCGGCACTTCGGCGCGAAACGTCAGATAATCACCGTGAACACTGTGCGGGATCAGCGGGCCATCGTACTGATAACCCACCTCTTCCAGCACCTCGCGGCGCGCGGCATCAATAGCCAGTTCTCCCTGCTCTACCGTGCCGCCGGGCTGACACCAAGTGCCATCATCCGAGCGCTGGATCAGGAAGACGAACTTACCCTGACGGAACATTATCCCGCTGCCAAAAATAGCCACGTTTTAATGCTCCTATGCTGCTTTCTTCATCGACTCCATGAACTTCTGCCCCTTCTGGGTCAGCATGTATTCTGGAATGCTTCGAATGTTGTAGATGTAGGTCACGTAGCACTGACAAAAAACCTCTTCGCCAGGCTGAGTGATTTCGTCGAGGTAACCGGCAGGCCCGGCTTTCACGTACCCGTTTTTTTGCGCCCAGTTCCCGCGAATCAGGTAATACAGCTGATCGCGTTCCTTGTGGTCCTCGCGGAAGTCATAGCCAGGACGCCGCCAGTGGCTGTGCCATATCGCTGCAATCGCGTTGTTGCTGGTTGCGATCACGTTGTCGATGTTGGCTATCAGCTTATGGTTCTGGTCGATCATCACCCGGCGCGCTTCATAGTCCACCTTCTCGGCGGCCTTCTGAATGTGCCCTGCCGTCTCCCGCATTGTTCCCTGAATGCCAGTCAGCGCAATACTGTCGGCAGAGGGAATGCTGCTGGCCCAGCCGCTAAACCGCGATAACGTGGTGTCGATGGCTTTTTTGCGGTTGAGCTTGATAAGGTCGGCGCTGGCGAGGATCCTCCTGTCGAGCTCTGTCCTCAGCTGTGGCTCAAGGTAGTTGAGTGTAAACCGGGATATGCCCTGGTGGCGCTTCAGCGCGCCAGCACGCCCCACCTGCAGGTCGTATGCTTTCGTCAGATTGCGGGTGACCATCGCCATGTAGTCATCGGCGGTTTCGCTTTCGGCGGCCTGGCGGATAATTGCCTGCCAGCGTTCCAGCTCTTCCCGGGACGAATAGCCGTTGCGGAGAAAGAACTTCACCGCATCTCTCACTGTTCGGGTGAAAGTGTTCATAGCATCATCCCGCCGCCCGGCTCTTCAGCTTTTGGCGGCTCCGGCGGTGGGTTGTCTTTCAGCGAGTCGTAATCGAGGTTAAGCCGCTGCGGGAAGAGGTTCTCGTTGGCGTTGGCGTTTTCGCACGCCCACTCGATAAGTGTCGCGCGGTTCTCCGGGTCCGCTGTGAGCTGCGGCAGCACCGCTTCCAGCATGCTTACTATCGCCTTGAATCGCGTCTCATCGACCTTCACCTTCTCGCTTTCCGGCTCTTTCAGAGAGGATGGCCAGCGGTACTCGAAGTTGTTTATCCAGCTCGCGAAATACACGCTGTAGGTGTTTTTCAGCTCCGGGAAGTCGGCGCGTAACGACTGGAAAAACTCTATGCTCCAGGCACGGTACTGGCACACGCGGATGAAGAACGCGTAAAGCGAGTCCAGCCACTCGCGGATGTTGTCGATGTACACTGCCACGGCGCGGGCATCTTCAGTGCCTTCACCGAAGCCCTGGGCGAACGTCTCAGAGTTGAGGATGATCGCCGGCATGTCGGCGGCGGCGGCCACGTTCTCCAGGATGTGCTTACGCGCAGAGTCGAGAGGTTTTTCCAGATTGCTCAGGTCGATTGACTCGATGTTGTCGCTCTCGCCGATCTGCAGGACCTCTCCCGTCTTCCCGCGCTTAAGCATCATGCGCTTAATGCCGCTGAGCTTCTGCATCATGTTGTTGACGACGGAGCTTGGCCCCTTAATTTTCGTCACCAGCAAGCCACCTTTCACCGCAACCATGTCGTCGGTGCGCATGGTCTGGATGAAGGATTTCAATGGATAGAGCGCTCGCTGGTATACGCTGCGGCCGGTGAAGCCGAACGCCGCAGGGTTGTATGCTAGGTAAATCGGATCCTCGTTCTGCACGACAACGCAGCGCGATTTGTGATACGGCTTGCCCGCCACCCGGATACCGTCGACTTTCTGGAAGTCCTGGGCATTTGGGTCCTGATTCAGCACGATGCTGCCCGCGGTGTTCAGCGGGTCGAGAATGTTAAAGCTGACGTTGTGCTTGTACAGCGTGCGGTAATCCAGCGATTCATTCGGCTCCTGGTTATCCACCAGCATTGCAATCGCAGATACGCCGTAAATTCGGGCGATCCGCGCGGCGTTGGCGATGTGCTGGTTAGCACCCATCGCTTTCCATTCTCGCTCGAACGCGTCACGCAGGCGCTGCTCAAGGCCATAGGACTGGGCAACATGGACGGTGCGCGGCTCATTCATCGCCATTTTAATCGGGCGATCCACCATCTTTCCGCCCAGCGGGTGGTAGAGGTAAACCGTTTTGCAGGTCTGATAGCCAGCCGTTGACCCTGGCTGGATGTCGTCGCTGTCCAGCAATGCCATCAACTCTGAGTGAGAGCAGCTGCCGATTTCGAAATCGTCTTCGTTCATTGGTCCTCTCGTCAGATTGCGTCGCTGCTGCCGAAGGCGATGATCAGCCCGTAGGTATAATCATCGAGCAAGTCATCGGCGCGTTTATGCGCGTTCTTGTCGGCAAGGTGGAATCGGGAAACCTGCTTGTGCAGATGGTTTGCTGTCTCGCCCTTGAAGACGGCTGTCTTCTCGAAGGCGTATCGGGATATTTTCGCCAGCCCGCGGTAGTGATAACCGGAGGCCATAATGGCGCGCTCGTCCTTTCCTTTGCTGGTCAGGGCGGACTCAATTTTGTTGACTGGCCATCCCAGGCTTTCGCCTTTCTGCAGGAGGATGCTGCCCATACTGGCGTCTTCGATAAAAACGCCGAGGCTGCCGTTGATGGCAACGCACTGGCCGGAAAGCTCGTTGAGCCGGTCGAATACCGACGGCATCCACGTTTCCAGCAGTGCGCCGTCAATCTGCACCACATCCCAGTCCAGAATGGTGAGGCGCTGAATGCCGGGCCGGGTGTCGACGGCGTAATACACCACCGCCGTGCCGTCATGCTCAGAACCACCTTTAACGGCAGTATCCATGACAGCAAAGACGGCCTGGCACATTTCAGGGTAATCGACAGGCTGATCCTGATTCTCACCCTCAAACCATTTCCGGATGTCGAACAGCGAAGCGGCTGACCAGTCGACGAACTCGGCCAGAAACTCCTGGCGGAACACTCGTGGGTCGTTGTTCGCCTCTTCCTTTTCCAGTTCTTCAGGTGGAACGAACGGATTGGAAGACGTCGGCGCGTGGTGCTCTATAAAGCCAAGGTTCTTGTCGTGGCAGATGGCATAAAAGAAGTTCTCTTCGTCCACACCGTCCGGTGTTGAAAATACGTAGGCCCGGCCTTTCGTCGTCAGCAGTGTTGGCTTAATCGACTTGGGCCATATCTCCCTCAGCATCTCAGGCGACTTGGTAAACGCCGCCTCGTCTATCAGGATGATTTCGTATTCACGACCACGGCCAGCCAGTTTGTTGTCGTTGGTGACCCAGAAGTCGATCTTCCCGCCGTTCTTCAGCAGCAGTCGCTTCTCCTGGCGGCTGAAGCTTTTTTTCAGAGGCAGCAGGATTTCTTCGAGCTTGTCGTAGATCTCCTGATACTGACGATATTCAGCAGTAAAAATCCCCACCCTGCCGCCGAGTTCAATATCCATACCCGGACGCTTAAACGGAGCAGTAGCGTAGGTCACCGCGGCGCTGGAAAGCATGAAGGTTTTGCCCCAGCGACGACCACACCGGACCGCATGCAACTGACCTTCCCAGGAATCAGACCAGACCTTTAATTGCCCGTCATGCAGCGTAGGAAGGTAAATATCGGCCATATCATCTTCCCGGTATTGGCAGCGAGTTATGAACGACAATCGCGTTGTCTTTATCACCGTCTTTCATCACATCGATTTCCAGTTCAACTTTTTCAGTGGCTGCTTCCCGGTACGCGGCATCAACTTGAAGTTTCGCTATTGATCCTTTGGTGTATTCCAGCGACTCAATACGCGCAGTATTGCGGTGCATAGCTTTCTCCGCGGAGGAAATAAGTTCATGAAGGTCTTTTGCTGTCTCGTCATTAGCGAGTTCTAACTCTGCCTGCCAGCGGCCGATGTTCTCCGCCGCAGTCAAGTTCGCAGCACGTAGCCAGAAAAGCTCATCATCCAGCGTGAGCGCTTGTGCATCCTCTGTAATGGCGTCAGATAGAAGCATGCGGCGCCCATATCCCCCATGTTTAAGGGCTTGCTGGTTTCCGGGTTTGAATGGGTTTGTTGGCGGTGACCGCCTGGATCCGCGTATCGGTTTCGTTTCTGGAGAATTTGTGGAATTTTCGCTTTTATTCGCAGTTTTATCTTTTCCCTTGCAAGCCTTCTCCTGAGTGGAGTTACGCATTTTTCCTTTCTGCGAATTCGCAGTTTGATTCGCAGTTTTTTTTTGCGAATTCGCAGCACTATTCGCAATCTTGATATAACGCTTTGCGCTGGCGTAATTCAGTCCCTGCGCTTCACACCAGTCTTTGGGGGAAATACCGGATTTAGCATGCTCGGCGAGGAACTGGTGTTGCAGTGCTCCCCAGTCCGGTTTTGCCATTTTAACCCTCAGTTTCTTGAAATATTTATGATCGCATGTATCTTTTCTAATGCTGTAACAATGGTCTATCAATTCAAGGAATTTAGAATGAAATACTCACAGCAAGAAAAACTGCAGATCCAAATGCTCTGTGATATTCACCGCGCACTGAAAATTAAAAACTCTTTTGATCCTGACTTCATCGATGAGGCAGTTAGCACTGATAGCTACTGGGCCTTGAGATGGAAGTACCCGAGTCTAGATGATGGTGAAGAGGATCCAGAGGAAGTACAACTGTTTGTTGATACGTTTGATATGTATGAAATACTTCAATATACCTACAACCACTTCAGCGATGAGGATAAGGCAGATGTTGCAGAATCAATTCCTCATTTCAATGGTGAGGCATCCTTAGCTTTCCCTGGCTTTGATGGTAATAACGAAACAAATTATTTGACTATCGGTGGCATGCTTAAGCGTATGGGGCGCTTCTCAGGCAAGGAAGAGTTAACGAAGAATTCCCACATGCCTTCAGTTGAAATTTATCGCCGTATGCTTGAGGTTTTCTTACCTGCTCGTGCAAAAAACTGGATACACGATGTAGGTATCACAAAACAAGATTTTATCGATACACTCAACGCGAGAGTGCATCCAGAAAATCGTTAAAAGTTAATGCCCGCAAAATGCGGGCATTATTCATCATGGAGCCTTATTACTTTGTCGTAGGTGCGCTCGCAGGTACTTCCGGCGACATAACGCTCATCAGCCTCTTTTGCGAACTTTCCCGCCAGATCGTCAGCTTCGCCAAGCAACTGGGCGAGCAGTATTCCGGTCTCGGATTTTGCCTGGCTTGCTGCGGCAATAGCGGAAAGCCTGCCGGTTTCACTTCCTGCGAGCTGCCGTTGTACTGCTGCGAGCTGCTGTTGCAGCCCACCGCGAGCACGCTCAGCAGCATCAGCATCGGCCTGTATTTTTGCCAGTTCTTCATCAGCTCTTTTCCGTTCTTCATCTGCGGCGTGCTGGCGACGCTGCTCTTTCGCTCTTTCGGTTACTTCACGCTGCAATGCAGCGGTCGCATCGGTAAGGTCTCGTTGCGCCCACTGGTATTTCCAGGATGTATCCGCTTTCTGATAACCTCGTGAATAACACCAGTACGCACCAGCACATAACAAAAAAGCCACCAGCAGTATTTCTGCTAATGGCTTCCAGAATTTTTTAAGCAATACAGGTAACAGATTCATACCAGCACCGATTTTGCTTTTTCAAAGCGCTCTCGCCGCTCTCCGATGCCGTTCTGCCCTCCGTTGATTATCTGTGTAACGCGTACCATGTCGCCGGAATATTTCAGACACCCTTTAGTCGCGAAGAACCACGCTGCACTACGGGCAGCATACGTATCCTGTGCCAGTAGATCCGGATGGGCAACGAGCTCAGTTTTGATCCCGTTACCGCAATCACGGTAGTTGTTCAGACCTGTGATCTGGATAAGTCCACGCCCGCGGTAGTTCCAGCCGTCGCCAGGCCCGTTGTTACCCATTCGCTTGCTGTATACCAGATTAGCTATTGCACGCTGTCGCTCGAGCGGAAGCGCCTTCTCACAGGATTTTCGTCCAAGAGTACTGGCCTGATCTGGAGTGATTCTCCCGGCGCGGATGAATCCGGTCAGCCCGGCGATACTGTAGTTGAAGCTCTCCACCAGCCTTGTAAAACCAGCGCTTTCATGTCCCGCCTGAGCAATGAACATGGCCTGATCCAGTGGCGCAGTAATACCGAATTCGCTCATTGCCGCCGTAATATGTGGATACCAGCGCGCGGCCAGTTCGGCGCTGATACCAGCCGCCTGCTGAAATTGAGACTCGTTCATGATTAAACCTTGTTATTATCCCCACCGATACGACCACTGATAAACTTCATTGCAAAGCCGCGGATCGCATCCACGCCGATAAGGCCGACGCCGCCACCTATCGCAACAGACAGGGACTTGGGCCAGCCGAAATATTCCAGCGCAGATGAGAAGGTCAACGTCAGGGCGCCGCAAAGTAGAATTTCGAGTGTTTTTTTCTTCCAGCCACCGTTACCGCCAAAATAGGCAATGCGCAGACCAGCCATAAATAACGACATCAGAACAGCGCCCAGCGGGGTATCTCCTCGCCACCAGCTCTGGAACAGCTCCAGCCAGCCCTGCCAGGAATGGGGATCGTTGTGCATTTTCATAAGCCTCACCTCCGATAGCTCGGATGGCGCAGTGTGAAGTAGGAAGGCCGCCCGGTGGATTAACGACAAAACTCAGAGGGATTATTCCGGACGGCACAAACAGAAAAGCCCCGCACGATGGCGAGGCTTGAATTTGTTTGGTCGACGATTGAAGCTATGGCGACGATATCAGATTTACTCAAAATGTATGCTATTTAATTGACTTTTGCAATACCCTGCTGCGAAAAGGTCGCTTTTTGTTGTGATCTTGTTTTCACCAGACAAAGCAGAGATTCGGTATCAAGCCTCTTAAAGATGTTACTCATCGCGCGCCAGTAGTCCGCATAGTTGTGGCTCCAGTTGTCAGGCTTAACCCCGCACAGGCTGGCAAGCTCCTGTTGCTGGTAGACGTATCGTCCGGCCAGCCCCTCTCTGACATCCTGCGCCGCCAGCCAGATAAGTTTCTTCAGCCGCTCCACTGTCTTGCCAGCCATCTTCCTCCCTGCAAGCTGCTGTCTGAACTCGCACCACGCCCAACTTGTTATTTCGACCTGGTGTTCCCAGCAGGTATTCTCACTATAATTCCACAACAACCACGCCTTGTAGTGTTCATCGAGTGAAAGAACCGCCCGGCGCCATGAGGCAGTGGAATATTCCACAGGCTTCACCAGCGGGATAGCGCTTCCTTTCGCCAGCGACTGCTTGCCGGGAATTGGTGGGTTATTTAACGTTATCCAGCTTTCTGTTTCCTCGTCCCAGATACGCTGTTTTTTTCGGGGATAGTTTTTCGTGTCGAATTGCGCGTTCTCCAGCCAGGCCAAAAGCTGCCCTTTAGTCTCCCCGCTTAAATCGGCTGTCGCTACCATTAGCTGCTCACGTACATACTGGAGGTATTGAGTGTTCATTGAGTAAATCCTGTGAACTGATAAATACGAACAAAATTGCGCAGGATGCGGTAGTCAACCAGCACCGAACCCGGACGGCGGTAAATACGGAGGCGCTGCCAGCGCATGCGGAGTATCTCGATCAGTTCTGGTTTCATGCGGCCTCCAGCTTTTTTAGCGCACGCAGATCCGACAGTGCCGCGAGCCTGATTTCCTTCAGCTCCTCGACCGTCCAGCGGTGCGGGGTGTTATTGTTCTCGAGTGCCAGCACCGCCGCCTCCCCGTAACGCTCAACCAGCGCGGCACGATATGCTTCGATGTTCCCTGATTTGTAGACGTTGCAGACATCACACTGAAGATGGATGTTGAAGCGAGTGAAGCGCAGATGCCCGGCGGCGGCCGTACTTCTGTAATGGCCTGCATGCCATGCGAACGCCGTCTTCGTTCCACAGGAGATGCAACCGAGTCCTTCTGCCAGTTCGGTTTCGCGGCAAATGTCATTTACGGCGCGCTGCGTCAAGTCAATCCAGTGTTTCAGCGGCTTAACCGCGGCTTTCCGCTGGCGCCAGGCGGCGCGTTCTTTTTTCTCAGCGGCGCGCTGAAGGGATTGCGCCTTACGTTGCGCGGCTTCGCGAGCTTTTCTGGTCTGTTCTTTGCCGACGGCGCTGGCGCACTGGTACGAGCAGACGATCTGCCCCTCGCGTATCGGGTGAAACCACTGGCGGCATTCTTTGTTTGCGCACTTACGGCGCGGTAATTTAGCCATGTTCACCCCCAGACCTTTTGGCGTAAGGATTTTGGCGTCCGCACCCGGTGCGCATATTCAGGTAATTTCGCGCTGACAGTCCAGGTAATGAAGTCAGGGTTCAGGCTCTTTTCTGTCCTTACGCCCCGCTTCTGATAATCCGATATCAGCGTGTCGGCCTGCTCGGTTGTGCAGTCATGATGATGGAACCAGGAGTATTTCATCGCCATCACCCCGCAAAGCTCATGAGCTGGGCGGCGGCGTTCTCGGCCTCGCGCTGGGTACGGAATGTCCGTGATAAAATCCATCGCCAGAGAACATCAAGCGCAGATTTATACAACTGCTGAAATTCGACCTCATCCATACTGGAAAAAGCGATGCTGCGGGGATGTTTGCGAAGGGTGCCGTCCGGTAACTGGATGGCGTCATAGTGACCAGCCTCAACCGTCACCCATGCGCGGTAGGCATCGAATGATTTACACAGGCTAATCCCGTTTGTTACCCGGCGGTTTGCAATCTGTTCCAGATACTGTTCAGCCGCATCCAGTAATGCGCTTTCATTCCCGCCATATGCAGCGAGAAACTTTGCATAACCGTTTACCAGTTTGCGCTCATTGGCAGAAATGGCGCCGCCGGTGGGTTCCCAGTATTCAAACCCAAGATTAAGCAACGCGAAAAAGCGGCGATGGAATGCAGGATTCCTCACCTGACGGAACTCAGCCACCAGCACGGCGCCGAGTTTGATTTTTGATTGCAGAATATCACTGGTCTCCGGCGTTGCGGGGATCAGAATTCCAGATGACTGCTTGATGAGTTGTAATTCGTGCGCCATGGTGTTCTCCGTGGCGCAGCAGGTGCAGGTTGTTCAGGCCTACATTTGAAGTGTATCAAAGCAACGGGTAATTCGATAGCCTGCCTTTTCTAACATTTGCGTAAATAATGTTGGAGTTCCAACTATGTCATCAGGGTGAAGGGGAACAAAAGATATCTCGTCACCACGACGATACATCAGGGCGCGTCCGCTATCCGGAATACTGCCGAACCTTGCCACTACACAATGATCGTAACAACGTATAACCGCATACCCTGATTCTGGTAAGTCTTCTAACATGTAACCCCCCGTCACACTGACTTTATTTCTGGAAACGTCTGCGACTCCACGATGCTTAATATGCATAAAACCAGTCGTCAGCGCTTTCCCACGTTTCCTGCAGAATGCTCTGTATACGTTTTTTATCGCCATCAGCAGCACCGACGATACTCAGACCATCCTGACTGCCTCGACGGATGGTTAAGTTGCAGTTTTCATACTGATTCTGGAGACGGGTAATTAATTCTTTTTCAAGCGCAGGAACGGCACCTTCCGGAAGCTGTTTTGTCCGGCTGATAACAAGTTCAATTCTCATAATTCCCTCTACATTTAACTACTGTATATAAACACAGTATACCTGTTAGAAAGAATATTCAAGAGGTGAATAGCACTTTTTGCAAAAGCTAGCCTGTTGTTTCATATCAGATTTCAGGCGGAAAAACCCGCCGCAGCGGGTTATGACGCAACACTTCATGCCGGAGTTTTCCGATCCGTCTTGTTGTGAACCTCCCAGAGACTAATGCCGCAACTGAACACAAACTCAGCCAGATAATTTAAACCGGACCATTCCCGGATGCCGCCGCGCGCCGCTTCCACAAATACAGCGATATCCTGATCACGCCACACTCCAAACAGGCGCCAGCCACCACTGTCAGTCTTAACGGCTGCTATACGCGTCAGAACACCAGTCTGGTACAGGTCAGTGAACGCAGGTTTCTTCCTGGTTATTATTCGCATATCTACAAACCTAAGAAATGTTGATTACAAATCACTGATTCGTATTTTTTGATTTTTCACTAATGCCGATCACAGGACCGGCATGTAGATACGGGACATTAGCTCTGATCTGGTTCTGGTGCTGCTGGCAGCGGCATCCAGTGGCTTACACCGATAACTTCCATACCCTCCCAATAGTCAAAGAACCCATCATCGTCGTATGTAGCAACGAACATCCCCTGACCCAGACATTTTCCGGTAAAAATTGCGATGGGTTTAGATTCATCATTATCTGGCATTCGCTCACTACAGTTTATCCAACCACCCGGACTTACCGGAGAGTTGCCATTCACATCGAAATTTGGCTTTGCGTCCTGAACCAGAAGGATGTAACCGTTCTTAGCTGAATCAAGTTCTGATACCTCGTTGACAGTACCGAAATAGCGATTCCCGGCATCAGCATCACAAGTGCTGACATCAATGGACACCTCCATGCCTTCGATTAATTCTGGCAAGTTGTAAGTTTGGCTTACAGGTTGGTTTAGTTTTTCTAAGTCATGATGCAGGGCGGCGCGAACTGTACGCGCAATTCGTTCACGTAACTGTTGTGTGCCGTGATACTCAATAGCAATATCGCGCAGCTCGTTAACCAGTTCTCGGATTTGATTCTCTTTCACGATTTACCTCCGTTGAGCATGGCAGCTCGGCAGGCGCTCCACATGTCAGCAGCAATTGTGCACGCATATTCATCTGGGTTAGCCGTTGGTAAAATGCTCTTAATCACTTCGTAATCAGGTTCAATGGCAGGAGGAACTACCGGCGCTGGCTGTTCTTTGATATGTAGCCGCGGCTCGCCGTCTTTCGGCTCCGGCCACTGGCGGGACTTGTTTATCTCCAACTTTTCTATCATCGCCCTCGTAATGAATTCGTCGGAAATTCCCATGCGCCGCTGGGCATCCCACAATAAAAACTGCATATCAGCCCATTCAAGCGGGTCTGATGGGTCGGCAGCGGCTTCCAGCGCTTCTTTCGAAAGATGTTTAAGCGGGCCGACTGGACCAACATCGCCGAACGTCTTATCTGACCACTCGGCGTGCTTGCGGCGAATACGTTCGCGTTCTGGCGCTTGCTGCTCTTTACTAACCAAACGCGTTATTTCTGATTCCAGGAGTGAACCTAAAACTGTGTTCGTGCAGTGTTCAGCCCATTCGTTTTTTTCCAGCAGGCCGATGATATTGAGCATATCCTTGTAAACGCCTGTTTCCTGCACTGGCGGGGCGGTTCTGAATCCAGCATCAATCAGCGCCATCGTTACGGCGTGGATGTCATCCATAACCAATTTTTCTCCTGCCAGATTCCCTCCCATCTTCCTGACGATAATGTCCTTCATCATGTCACGCTGTACCTGGTTATACGCCACAGGTTCAGCGGTAAGCGCTGCCAACGCTATTTCAGCTAATTTTAAATTCGCCGCAGCTTCTACTGACTCCGGGGCATCCTTTAAATCTCGCCCCCTTTCAGCTACAGCTACTACAGCCCAATCAATCAGGCGCTCTTTAGTGAATTTACTGGTAATAGTGGTCATCTCAATACATCCTCCACACTTATTAATCCTTTATGGCTCAGATAGTCCATTGCTGCGCCGTATAACTTGCTGTTCGGCTTGGCGTTTCTGAGTGAATGGGCCAGGCGTTTAACCCACATCGTTAATTCTTCCACTTGCTTTTCTGCCCGCTCTGCTCGCTCACCCTCTGATTCTGATAATCCGTGGTAATGCCACTTTTCAGCCTCGTATGCACTGGCGTAGCCGTTTGCACTGTCCAATTCATCCAGCAGCGCCAGCGCGACTTTCGGGTTAAATGCAGCAATAAATTCAGCGTTGGCCTCAGCATTCGGCTGACAATCAAACCCACCCCACTTAATAACGTTTTCACAGCGCTTATCTCGCGGGGTGTGGATAGAAAAAGTTTTAGTATCGATATCAGAAAATAACATCCAGGGGCCTTTTGTCGCTTTCTCCGCCACTTCACGCAGCGCCTGTTTGTCGATGTTCATGCTGCACCGCCTTCAACACGTTTAAATTCAATCACCCACACCCACGGGTTAGCCTGCCAACTGTCGTCGCCGTAGATGGATTTCCACAGATATCGGAAACCATCAACGAGCAAAACACCAAACCCTGTATCAGTTACTCCCTCTGCTTCGGCGTCGGATTCAGTAATTGAGTTAAGGCGCTCAACGCGCACATCGGTGATTTCCAGCGTGATACGGCTGGACCAGCGCGGCATATGAATAGACGGCGTCCACTTCTCTGGTGTGGCCGGTTTATTGCAAACCGCAACTGGAACGCGATGAGTTTGCTCAGTCCAGGAGTTTCGGACACTGGCCCGGTAGACCAGCGTGGCGACATCCGTTGCCCGGCTATGCACACGGAACGTTTCGCGCACCCAGATGCGATCGCCGACCTCGCCAAATGGACACGTAAACCAGATATCACCGCCGCGTTCACAATCCTCCGCCCACGGCCACAGCGAACCATCATCACGTTCGGCAATTTCAGTGAACCGCGTCTGTTTCCATTTGATAGGACGCCGCGTCTGCGTCTTGCGACCGGATAAAATCGCGCTCACCATCTCGGCATTAAAAATCATTCCGCGCTCTTTCACTGGGCTGCCTCCTGGCGAAACATCATGATTGTCAGATCGCCTTTAGTCGCCAGGCGAACCGTCGTTCCGGGTTCTATGCTGGACAGGTCAAACGCATCGTAAAATTCGTTTACTGCTTTTTGCCGACGAGATTGCTTTCTGCGCCTATCCCATTGCTTTAGCGCAACGGAGATAAACCACTGACCCGCTCTGAACATGATGAACAGCCACCCCATTAAGGCGAGACCGACATCTAGAATGGTGAGAATGCTCATTTGGTTGCTCCTGTTAAATCAGACCGGCGTCTTTGCGTTGTTTGTATTTCGCCATTAACATCTCGGCTGGCGTTGGACCGCGATCCCGCGACGGCGCGGCTAAAGCGCGACGAACAGGCGGTATGGGTTTACCTGCAAGAACTCGCTTTTCCCACTCATGCAGAATGTCGCCAGCGGCCCGGTGCAGTTCTTTTTCGCTAAGCTGCCCTTCCGTTCCCCGGCGGCGCAGCTCCAGGCAGACGTGGTAATACAGCGGGTTTTTATCCCTCCAGGGGAATTGCTCACTGGTCGGATAACGGAAAACAAGCTTCCGCCAACGCCAGTATTCGCCCATGATGTCGTCAACACTGACCCCGAGTACTCCACTCCCCTCACGGCACCACGAAATAAACTGACCTGGCGACGGCCAGAACGGAGACTGGCTGGAACGGGCTTTCTGCATTCCGGCGGATAGCTGCTTGCGGGTGCGGATGCCATTTTCTGAAAATGCCGCTATCCATTGCTGCTTAGCTACTCGCTCGTCAGCATCGGAGCGGAGATTGGTTTGCGTCGCGGCCGGGAAAATCTGCTTCAGTTGCATGAACAGCGCGTCAACAAGGCGCTCAGCGTCTGAATTCACAACCCGGCCATGCTCAGGGTTGCCCCCGGCTATGCTTGCCATCGCTGCGCCATCCCGATTGTTTATTGCGCGGTAGAGTTCAGGTTTCATAGGAAATCCCTCCATGCATCCGGGCTGTTCCAGTGGATACTTTCCTGATCGATATCTCTGCTGCGCTTCGCCTGTCCGTCAGGTTCGAACAGACCCTGCCAGCCATTCGCAATACTGCGGTTAATAATTTCTTCAGGTGTGTATCCGTTCAGCCTGCAGCGGTCGAGCAGGTTGATAGCCTGCGTCACGGTCTGCTGAGACTTAATCGGCTTTTTCAGGTCACGGCGGTATTCAACCCATGAAGACCAGGTGATCGAAGACAGCCAGTCAGGCAACTGAACACTTGACGCATCGAACGAAACCGCCCGGGGGGATTTAGGGGGGTTATTACTATTGTCTTTACTGTCTTTTGTAATAGTGTCTTTTGTGTTTACCTGATTTGGGTAATAGCCGTTACCTGATTCGGGTAAACTTTTCTTACCTGATTCAGGTAAATTTACCTTTTTCAGGTAAGTTTTTTTTTCTGTACCTTTTTCAGGTAAAGATGACCATTCGCTGACCGTTTTATTAATCCCGATAACACGACCGGTTTGAGTTAATATCCCCCGCTTAACCAGGACGCTTTTTGCAGCTGAGCACTTATGAGGGAGAATGCCGGTCAGCTCCGAGATCTGCTCGTTACTGACCCAGTCAGATTTCTTATTGAAGCCGTATGTTTTGCGCATGACAGCCATGAACACCAAAAGCTGATGCTGCGACAAACCTGCATGCATTACAGCCTCAAGGATCTCATTGGCGATGCGCGTAAACCCATCATCGAGATCTGCCACGCGCGGCTCCTTATGTGCCACGTCAGGCACAGGAAAATTGATTACTTCGGCAGTATTTGCCATAATTACTCCTGTGAATTGATCCAGTTAATTCCACCAGAAAGCCGTTGGTGACCCCTCACCGCGGCTTTCGCCTTTTTGGTTGCTGCCATTTTCAGTCCCACCCCAGCGCATCCGGCCTGGCTCGTTCAGCCTTTAGCCCGGCATCAGCGAGAATCTCTACGGCTGTGAGATAGTTTCTGGATACCAGTACCGCCTCCGGTGGCGCGGCCTGAATCCCAAGAAAAGCCAGCTCTTTCGCCATGTTGCAGAAATATCCCTCAGCTTTACGCCTGCTGACTGTCGACTCGCTGATGCCCATATGCTCGGCGTATGATTTCTGCCCTACTGATGCAAGCCGGTTGAGCAGGACACTCTCTATCTCAACCGGGTTGATTTCTGGTGGGTCTAACTTTCGTGCAATTGCGTTCTCCATGGGTAAATATCCTCTATGGTTATTTGGCTGATGCCTCTTGGCTTGGTAATCCATCTGTTGGGTTTGGGTAGAGATCAGGACGCAGTTCGTGTGGGGTGACTTTCCAGTCAATAGCTCTTGCCACTCGAACTACAAGTTCGCCGGGAACTTTGTTTTTAAACCAGCCGTTAACGGTCTGAGCACGGCGACCAAGTCGGCGTCCCAACTCAGCCTGGCTACACACGGAAAGGATCTTGCGTTGAACAGTTACTTTCATTGGTCGGTCTCATTGAGTGAAGATACAACCAATTATTCAAATTTAATCGATACTGTCAAATTATTTCGATAGCCATACCTACAGAAAAAATCTGTATAATGAAACCATGTAATTGTGCGAGAACGAAAAATGAACTTTGGAGAGCGTTTACAAAGAGTGCTTAATGAGACTGGGATCACCCAATCTGAGTTAGGTCGTAGAGTCGGCGCTACCTCTCAATCAGTTAATGGTTGGTGTCAGTCCGGCATTCTTCCCCGAAAAGATATCTTAGAGTTGTTACCTAAGGCCACGGGTAAGCCGTTGTATTGGTTCTTCATGGAGGATGATGATGAATCGGATGTGCCTGAACGTCTAACACAAGGTGGTCCAACAGATCTCAATGACCGACAAAAGCGGCTCTTAGAAATATTTGATCAGCTACCGACTGTTGAACAAGACCGTTTTATTGAGCTGGCAGGCACCAGACTTCAAGAACTAGACGATTTCATGGCTGAATACCAAAGACGCAGAAAAATCGAGCCTCCTTCTCGCTAAACCAGCTTTAAAACTACTAACCGCCTTAACTGGCGGTTTTTTTATGTCATTAATTCACCCACATCTCGCTTTCTTAATCTTCCCTGTAAAATTAATCATCAAATTTAATTGACATGTATCGATTGAATCGATAATACTTAACCTATCAAACGCAGCAACGAGTCATCAAGGCAGGACGCCAACGAAGTAGCCGCCCGGGGCATACGAAGACCGGGATGAGATGGCAAGGTTAACGCGCAGCAGGTTTAAAACGTTCCGCTGGCCGGCGATAAGGCAAACGAGGGTGAGATGGAAAAAGCATACGAAGAATACTTTGAAGGTCTCGCCGATGGTGAGGAAGCACTCAGCTTCACAGAATTCGTGGAGGCACTGTCATGAAAATCGATTTAGATCTCAAGGCCCAGGGTGTTGACGTTTCAACCAGTGGTTATCGCAACTTTGTGAACGCCGAAGTTCGTGGCGTTGAACTTGAAGATGTACTGGAAGATATCAAAAGCGATGTGCTGTTCTCCGCTATCGACCTGTCTGATTACATCGACTGGGCTGACAACAACAGTAAGTTACCGGAGATTCTGGACCGTCTTTCGCCTGATGAAGTTATCAGTTGGCTCCACGAAAACGGGCATCTGGAGGATAACGATGATTGATCACTACAAACTTCAGGTCGCCCAGAGTGAACTGGCTATCGCAGCCTGTCTCGGTGATGGCGAACTCTGGGAACGGGCAATGAAAAAACTGAGCATTGCCATCGGCCTTCCCTGGTATCGCAGGAATACCGTCACACACTGACAAGCGTTTAAACATCACTGATTTTATGGGCAGACAACATGTTGCCGGGATTTCTACAAACCAAATTCAGGAGTTCAGCCATGAACGCATATCTCACTTACGACCGGATCGAGGCTCAGAACTGGACCCGGCATTACCAGCAAATCGCCAGAGAAGAGAAAGAGTCCGAGCTGGCTGACGACCTGGAGAAAGGACTGTCGCTTCACATGCTGGAGTCGCTGTGTATGGACGAGCTACCGCGTCACGGCGCCAACAAAAAAGCGATCAGTCGGGCATTTGATGACGATGTCGAATTCCAGGAGCGCGCGTCGGAGTTTGTGCGGTACATGGTTGAGGTGTTTTCCCTGCATCAAATTGATATTGAATCAGAGGAATAAGACAAATGAGCACAGCACTCGCAACACTGGCAGGAAAACTGGCTGAACGTGTAGGAATGGATTCTGTAGATCCGCAGGAACTGATCACCACATTGCGCCAGACAGCGTTTAAAGGTGATGCCAGTGATGCGCAGTTTATTGCGCTACTGATAGTCGCCAACCAGTACGGTCTTAATCCGTGGACGAAAGAAATTTACGCCTTTCCTGATAAGCAGAACGGGATCGTCCCTGTGGTGGGTGTTGATGGCTGGTCCCGTATTATCAACGAAAACCAGCAGTTTGACGGCATGGATTTTGAGCAGGATAACGAATCATGTACATGCAGGATTTACCGTAAGGACCGCAACCATCCGATCTGCGTTACCGAATGGATGGATGAATGTCGCCGGGAACCATTCAAAACCCGTGATGGTCGTGAGATTACTGGACCGTGGCAGTCACATCCCAAACGGATGTTGCGACACAAAGCAATGATCCAGTGCGCCCGTCTTGCCTTCGGTTTCGCAGGCATCTACGACAAGGATGAGGCCGAACGCATTGTCGAAAATACCACGTATACCACAGATCGCCAGACGGAACGCGACATCACTCCGGTTAGCGATGAAACCATGCGGGAAATTAATGATCTGCTGATCACCCTGAATAAAACATGGGATGACGATCTGCTGCCGCTCTGCTCCCAAATCTTCCGCCGCGATATTGGTGCATCGTCAGATCTTACGCAAATCGAAGCAGTGAAAGCCCTCGGATTCCTGAAGCAGAAAGCAGCAGAACAGAAGGTGGAAGCATGACACCAGAAATTATCCTGGCTCGTACAGGTATTGACGTTAGCAACATCGAGCAAGGTGATGAAGCATGGCACCGTCTACGCCTCGGTGTCATCACTGCTTCCGAAGTTCACAACGTCATTTCCAGGCCAAAGTCGGGCAAGAAGTGGACTGATATGAAGATGTCCTACTTTCTCACCCTTCTTGCTGAAGTTTGCACCGGCGTGGCGCCGGAAGTTAACGCCAGGGCGCTGGCCTGGGGGAAACAGTATGAGGACGATGCTCGCACCCTGTTTGAGTTCACCACTGACGTGAAGGTCACCGGATCGCCGATCCTTTTCCGTGACGAGGGCATGCGTACCGCCTGTTCTCCTGACGGCCTGTGCAGTGATGGCCGCGGTCTTGAGTTGAAGTGCCCTTTCACCTCTCGCGACTTTATGAAATTCAGGCTTGGCGGCTTCGAGGCTATCAAATCCGCCTATATGGCCCAGGTGCAATTCAGCATGTGGGTAACCGGGAGAGATGCCTGGTATTTCGCGAATTATGACCCGCGCATGAAGCGAGAAGGCATTCACCACGTGGTTGTTGAGCGCGACGACAAATACACGTCCCTCTTCAATGAAATGGTACCGGAATTTATCGAAAAGATGGACGAAGCGCTAAAGGAGATTGGCTTCACGTTCGGGGAGCAGTGGCGATGACGCACGCAACAACGGCAGTACTACCAGTTGAAAAAAGTGTTCCGCGCACCTGGCGCCGCCCGTTCCTGAAATGGGCAGGCGGTAAATATTCGCTGCTGCCGGAACTGGATCGTCTTATCCCGGCAGGTAAACGACTGATAGAACCATTTGTGGGCGGCGGTTCGGTGTTTCTCAACTCAGACAAGCACGAACGTTTCCTTCTGGCTGACGTCAACGCCGACCTGATTAACCTGTACCAGATGCTGGCCGTAGTGCCTGATTCGGTAATCGCAGAGGCAATAAAAGCTTTCAGACATCTGAATGATGCCGAAAACTACACAGTAATTCGTGAAGCATTCAACGCCAAGAAACTGAATGCGACAGAACGAGCAGCCGCATTCCTTTATCTCAACAGGCACTGCTTTAACGGTCTGATGCGTTACAACCTTGACGGTTTTTTCAATGTTGGATGGGGAAAGTATAAAGCCCCATATTTCCCGGAAGAAGAGATCAGGGCATTCAGGAAGAAGTCTCGCGCGTGCGTATTTATGACTGCGGGTTTCGAACGTACTCTCAGGCTGGCGGGTGATGGTGATGTCGTTTACTGCGATCCGCCATACGAGCCAATACCCGGCACCACTGGCTTCACTAGCTACGCCTCCGGTGGGTTCTCATGGGATAGCCAGGTAGCGCTTGCTGAAAGCTGCGTTGCAGCCCATCAGCGCGGCGCAAAGGTGTTTATCAGTAATTCTACCGCACCACGCGTTATTGAACTTTACGAGCGGCACGGCTTCACTTTGCACCGGGTCAATGCCCGCAGATCAATATCGAGTAAAGGCAGTACCCGAGAAACAGCGAACGATATCGTCGCCTCACTGGGGATTTAGTGATGATGAAACTTATTAACAGAAGCAAGCAATCACCAGTCGGTCGTCGCGCATGTGATATTGCACTGGCTGCGCATCATGAGAAGTTCGGCGATTACGGCAGACAAAAGCACGTTACCAATTACACCGTTGTAGTGGATGGCGTAAAGGTTCCTGTCGAAGTAGTTAACCGGGCCACCAGCTACGTAGCCACCGCAATGATCGGCGTCCGGAAACTTAGAAATCTGCCGGCACAGGCAAACTGAATATTAGCGATGGCCCGCTGCAGGGCCACTGGAGAAAACGATGAGCAACAAAATCGAGAACCCTGTCGTGATTGGCGGTATGCAGTGTGGGAACATTCGACGCCTAACTGCCAGCACTCTTTATTCTACTGCGATGGTCGCTGGTGCTGTCTATGTAGCCAGTCTGTGAGGTGGATATGAACGATATTGCACAGAACAATGTTGGTATGATTGACGAAAAAGAAGCTATGAGAATGATCAAAGTATCTTCACGGATGACCATTTCGAAATATACCAAGCTATATAATTTTCCAAAACCAATCCGAACTCACCCCAAACAATACCTTCAGTCTGAGGTGGTACAGTGGATCTTAAACGGGGGGATCAACCAGAAATCTTCCTGA